CAGAGGAAGGTTCGTGAATTCGCCAAGAACACGTCTCAGTTGTTCTTGAGACCCACCGAGGACGGAAAGTTCTACCGCTTGCGCTTGCTCAACACGCAGCCAAACCAGAACTTCGTTTCCTCCTCGAACTTCCAACACTACAGGGACTTCCCCTTCATTATCCAGCACATTCACCAGGTGTGGGAGGATATTCCTACGGACGACCCTGCAAAGCCAAAGCGCCGCTCATACACGATTGTCTGCCCTCAGACGGACTACGTGAAGGCGAACTCGACCCTGACCAAGGCAAGTTGCCCTATGTGCTCTGCCTATGGTGCAGCGTGGAAGGCGTTCAACGACTCCCACTTCAAGAATCAGGAAGCCAAGGCGAAGATGAAGACCCTTCACAACACCTTTGCGGTGCGCGTGTTGGTCTATGTGGTGAACGACCCCAACTACGAGGCGAACAACGGAGCCGTCAAGGTTCTCACTCTCGACGAGGACGCATATCAGGCACTTCTCGCCCAGATTCAGGCCGCTCAGGGAAGCAACACCCCGATTTGGAACAACGACGCTTGCGACTTGTTCTTCACTTGGGGCAAGGTCGAGAAGGTCAAGAACGAGGGTAAGCCAAACGAGTATCGCTTCAAGAAGAGCGGTTTCACGCGCATTGGCTTCACCACTGCGCCGAAGCACCTCGATTCCCTCACGGACGAACTCGTTGACGACGTTCAGTTCGACGCGAACTGGTACACGGTTCCGACGAAGGAGGAGCTCGAGCAGTTCTACGTGGAGCATTTCTCCTCGCAGAGCGCGATGAACGACGACATTCCTATGGACATTCCCGCACCTGCTCCAGTGGCGAAGGCAGCACCAGCTCCCGACCCAATCGCGCAGGACGTGACCGAGGACGTTGACAATCTCCCTCCGCCAGCCCCAAAGGCTGAAGCGCCGAAGGTGGAAGCCGCTCCAAAGGCTGCGCCTGCCCCTGCGCCAAAGAAGGAGGAACCGGCACCTGCCGCTCCTGCTGAGGACATCAACAAGAAGATTGACGACATTCTCTCCGGGATGTCCCTCTAACAAGGAAACCAAGATGTCGAATCAAAATGCGAAGGTATTTCACATCAGATTTGCATCTTGGCTCCGCAAGAGTCCTTGAGCTGTGCAAGAGACCCTTTTTGGACAACATCGAGATGACCGACAAGCTCATCCAGAATTGCAACGAAATTGCAAAGGAAAAGGACGATGTTCTGTACCACATTGGGGACTTGTATTGCATCAAGGACGACAATGGAAGCCCTGGGATGTTGCTGCCTTGGCGTGAGACGCGCAAGCGTTTCACTGCCAACGTGGTCAACATCGAGGGCAACCACGACCCAACCAACGGAGTGAAGAGCATGGCGACTTCCATGAGAATGACTCTTGGAAAGGCGTTCAACGTCGTGCTCTGCCACTACCCATCGACTGACCCACGGAGCCGCCACCATTTGAAACCTGGCGACATCAACATTTGCGGACACAACCACTCCCTTTGGAATGGACAGAAGTTCTACGTGGACAAGTTGAACAAGGTCTTGAACATCAACGTATGTACAGACCTTTGGGACTACCAACCAGTGAGCGAGGTCACGCTCGTGAACTTCATCAAGCAAATACTTTCATCAGGGAGAATAGTGATATGAGGAACTACGTATCGAGGAAATGGTACAAGGGAAAAGACCACAGGAAGTTCTCGTACTCGAAGGACGTTGACAAGGAGCTCGTTCCAATGCTGGACGTGTTCAACAACATTCCTGGAGTGAGGACGATATACTCCTGTTGTGGGCATGGATACCCCGGTTGGTACTTGTCCTTCAAGACCACATCTGACTACATGTTTCGGGTGTTGTACAAGTATTTCACGAAACAGGGAGATGGCTGGAGCTTGTTCCCTTGGGTTGACTTCAAGGTTGAGACTGACGAATCCAAGCAATGGGGTCTCGTCCCTGAGAAGCGGCTCACGGTCTATTGCGACCAGTTGGGTATGTTGAAAGCGGACAAGAGGCGAGAGGAATACGCGAAGATTTGCGAGTTCTTCTCGAAGTACACTCCGGATTGCGAGTGGAAGAAAGTACAGGAATTTTAACGAGGAAGTTCAAGATGAAGAAAAAGACGACAGACGACATTGGCGTGTTCAACATCTTGCTTATAGGCAAGTGCAGTGGGGCTATCTCCATTGCTGACAACATTCACGCCAAGTTCAAGGAGGAAGATGGGTCGGTGAAGAACCCATGCAACTTCAACATAATCGGAGACATAGACTCCAACATCGAGTGCAGCACTTGGTTCAACGAGTTCATCTTCGAGTTGTCAACGACCGCAGGGAAGTTCAACAACATCATCGTCTCTGAGAAGTTCAAGGAGTGGATGAAGAGCCCAGTGTGCTATGCGAAGAGGGCGTACATGAAGAAACTGCTCCAGGCGATGAACGTTGTAATCGTGGATGTCTCGATGGACGACGACGATTGCGTGTTCGACTACGACATCCCGCAATACAAGTTCAACGTGGAGAAGGACTTTGGTGTGGACTTGTTCCAGTGGGTTGACAAGCAGCTCGACAAGATTACCCCCAAGCTCTCCAACATCAGGTTGGTGCGCTCGTTGAGTGGCAAGAACATGCCCTATCTTGGGGACGTGTTTGGTTGCCTCTCTGGGAAGCAATACAAGAACATAATCCACGCCGACAAGATGAGGTTTGACGTGCCAATCTTGTTCGACGAGTTCTGCTACCTCACTCGGGGTCACGACCATCAGTGGATTGACAACGCCATCATAACCAGAAGCAACTCTGCGCTTGCTTCGTTCTTCAAGTGAGAAAAGGGAAATTGAAATGACTGCATTTGGAAAGCACTACGACGAGAGGGAGATATTCAGGAAGGTCATCAGGGACGAGTTCGGGCCATTGAAGCCAGTGCTCTGCAAGTTCGCGTTGGAACTCGTGGATTCCGTCCCCGATTGCTTTTGGACTATGCCGGCCAGTTCGAGTGGCAAGCACCACCCTGACCACGACTTGGGAGAGGGAGGATTGGCGCGTCACTCGCTTATGGTGTACAGGTGGCTTATGATGCTCATGGAAGCCAACGAGCAGGACATGTCTGAGTTTCTCCCAGGAATGATACTTGCTGCCCTCTTCCACGATTGCTGCAAGAGCGGCATGCCACCGGACATAGACTTGAACTCCACGAAGTTCGAGCATCCATTCCTCTCTGCGAAGTTCGTTCTCGACAAGGCAGAGCAGTTTGCGAAGGACAACAAGGACTTCATGGACAAGACTGCTGAGGACGAGGACATCTTCAAGAAGGACATTGCGGTTGCTGTCTCGGCAATAGAGACCCACATGGGCAAGTGGAACACGAGCAAGCAATCCCAGGTGGTTCTCCCAAAGCCCAAGACCCCAATTCAGTACATGGTTCACCTTGCTGACTACATTGCGTCTCGGAAGACCACCAAGTTCGACTACGACTTCTTCCTGGGAGACGATGGGAATGCGATTCCCGCAGTAAATCCTTGAGATAAATCAAGACTTCAGAACGACGCTGTTGCCATCGTTTACACCGACCTTGCCATTGATGATGTCAAGGTCTATTACTATGTATTCAATGGCTTTTATGGGCTTCACGGCAATCTTGCACCACAACTCGTGCCTGTCGATGGTCTCGATGGTGTTGTTGGTCTCGTCGCAAATGACTCTATAGTCGCTTATGCCACTGGTCTTTTGAATCTCCTGAAGCATAGCCATAATCTCCTTGACGAAACCTTCCCTCACTGCCTTGGTATGTGGCTCGTACTTGTATCTGTTCGCTATAATGCGGGCCTGTTGCTTTATGTAGCACACCAATCTCCTGACATTGAGCCTGTCAAGCGCGGTCTTCTTGGTCTGAAGGGTCTTTTGACCCTCTACAACCACGCCCTCGTTCTGGTAGATGTTGAAGAAGTTCCACTGGTTGGAGTAGAGCAAGTCGTTCTCTGAGTTGTAGGTCTTGGTCTTCACGCTCACGTCGAATGCACTGTCCACCAATCCACGGTTCTAACCTGCCGGGGCGTACCAAACTTCGCCGTCTTTGTCGTTCACTGACAACTGGCTTCCCATTACCACCGAGCCAGGAACCCAAAGACCCCTGTTCGTCCATTGCAAGTCCTCGATATACACCCAGTTCCAATAGCGGGCCACGTAGTTGTTGGTGTAGCCATTGAAGAATGGAAGGAATTGATTGAACATCTCCACATTCTCCATGTCAGTGTAGTTCTTGATGGGGTAGTTGCGCTCCAAGTTGAGAATCCTCGGTCCGTCAGCGATATAGACGCAATCCCCACGGGTGGACTTGATGAAGTCTCCGAACAAGCGCGTCAATTGGTTCCAGACCTTCGCGTACTTCTCCACGTATTCATCTGGTGGGTACTCGCCCTTGCTCCAGTCGATTTTCGTCCTGACCTTGTCGTTCTCCTCGAATGTCTCGCCCTCGTCGTTCTTCGCCACGTATGCTGCGAAAGCCGTGGCAGAAAGGCCAGCATCCAAGATAACGTCCAATTCGAGCGAATCCACGTCTGAGTAGATGCTTTCGAGGACGTATGCAATTGGGTCTATGATGGAGGTCTTGTAGTTGATGTACTTCTGACATTCGAGATTGTCCATTCCAAGTGACGCAATCTTCTGGTCGTTCGTCACGAAGAAGTCTGTCTCCACTGGGACGCTCACGTTCTTGTACATTCTCACCAACTTGGACTTGGAGTTTATTTCCCTGTCAACTGAGCCACGCCCCGACAACTTTCCAACGTATGATTCGAGGACAACGAGATTGGTCTTTTGCTGGTCGGCGTCCCATTGGATTCCGCAAATCAGAACGCCAATGTCGTTGAGATGGCTTCTCTCCAACTTCCCCTTCGCTGCCAAGCCAATGTTCGGAAACTTCTTCACGCAAGCGTCCTCGAACGAGTCGTTTCTGTGGAAGCGGTTCTTCTCGGTGTTGAAGTTGATTTCGGTCTCGATGCTTGCCACTATCTCCGCCTGGAGTTCCTTCGTCTCGTCGTCTATTGGGTCAGCGTGCTTGTACCAATAGGTGTTCATCTCGATTCCATCAGAAACGTCCATCATAGCCATTGTGCTGTCCATCTCCACGGTGTTGAGAATCTTGCTCTGGTAGTACAAAGCCATTGGGGCTGTGGTTATCACTGGGAATATTCCAGAGTAGGCGAGCTTCCCTGCACCAATTCCATACTTCTGACCCCTGATGTCCACTATCCTGAACGTGTCTTGCTTCAAGTTCTCCTGTGGGTCGAGTTCGAGTTCAATCAACTCCTCGTTCGTCATCGAGTGGATTCTGTCCCCATAGTTGTCGAACACTTGGGAAATCCTCTGAACCTGCGTCATGTGCTTGTCGAGGTTGTGCATCTCCTTGAGCACTGTCACTGCCCTGTCGTCGGTCTTTCTCGTCTTGGTCTCCATTGGGACAGTGGCAATGTCCCTCATCGAAATTGGTGAGCCAACCTTGAAATCCACGTACTTCACAGTGTGGGATTGGTCGTTGTCGTAGGGAAGCCTCGTCATCAACGCCGTTGCACCAGTGCCAACGAGACGCAACGCGGAGTCTATGAAATACTTTTCTGGAGCAGACTCTGGTGAGCCGAACTCTGTGAGGATGTCGTTGGCGTTGTTGCACACCACCATTTCGCAGGTTCTCCCAATGGGCGCGAATCCGAACATCAAGGTTATTGGCTTCTTGAGCCTCTTCGCCACCTTGCTGTCGATGTCGTTCTCGTTTATCAAAATCCTTGGGGCAAGTTTGTCAGTTTGAATCGCCATGTCTGTAGTCTTCCATTTGTCAATTGGTATTTACCATTGTTTGGATGAGAAGTCAGAGGATAGAAGAAAGCCCGACCAAATTGGTCGGGCTCGTCTTTGTGTTTGGTTGTTGTTCAATCGACAACAATTAGTTCGCAATCGTCGTATACTTTTTCAAGTTCTGCGAGAAGGTCAGCGTAGTCCTCTTCCGGACAAGTTGTGCAGTCGTGGTAGAAGTCGATGCTTGCCTCTCCATGCTGCCCATTGTGTTCATAGGACATTATGTTCCCTGGGTTGCAAGAGCCATCGTGCATTGTCTGTGGGAAGAACGCAATCACAGTTCCATCGTCTGGGGTCTTCTTGAACTCAACCTCGACTTCCTCCTTGCTTTCGCCCACCAACTTTTCGACATCCATACTTCCATAGTATTTTTCCAATATATCAACAAGGTCTGCCCACATTGGATTGTCCCGAGGAACACCTTCAATGAGGTCAACCAACCTTTCCTTCACCACCCACGTTGGATAGCCACCCTTTGGATAGTTCTTCTTCGAGATGCTTTCCACTGTGAGGGTTTCCCTTGCGTTCATCGTGGGCTTGGTGAACTCCAAGTCCTTGATGGTGACGTTGGAGATGGCAACGTCCTCGACCTTCCAACCACCCTTGTCGAGCTTGTCGTAGAGTTCCTTGCACTTGTTTCTGGCAATGACGTTCACGAAGTTGGTGCGTAGGTTGTCGAACGCGAATACCTGAGACGCTTTCCTGTCCTTGATTCCCTTGACGATTCCGAGAACCACGTCCTCGTCCACGTTGTCGAAGGTGAAGGTGTTGCCCTCAGCCTTGGAATCGAATGTCACGGTCTCCTTGTTCTCCTTGTTCTTGAAGGTGACGTTGCTGTACTTGAATGTAATCGAGAATTTCATGTTAACTTTCCCATCTTTGTATGTTTATTTACTAAATATTGTGCTGTTTTTATTCTAAACAAGTAAATAATAATGGGAACTTGAATAAGATGAAACTGAAAGCATTAAAGATTAGGATATATCCGAATGTTCAATAGGCAATTCTATTGAACAAAACATTCGGTTGTACTCGTTTCATCTACAACACTATGTTGGCAAAGCGCAAGGAAGTATATGAAAAACTCAAAGACAAACCTCGTGAACTATATGAATACAAGTACCCAACAGAAGCATAGTTGAAGAAGGAGTTTGAGTTCTTGAAGGAAGTGGATAGTATTGCTCTTCAACAAGCCAATAACGACCTCAGTGTTGCGTACCAAAACTTCTTTAGGAGATGCAAAGATACAAGAATACCAAGTTCAGAAAAAGGTTTTCCTAAGTTCAAGAAGAAGTTTTCCAAAAACTCATATCGTACTGTATTTAGCAATAACAATTTGAAGATTGACTTTGATAAGAAGAAAGTCAGAGCACCCAAGATTGGGTGGATAACATTCAGAGACAATCGTGTTGTTAAGGATATCAAGATACACTCCATGACTTTCTCAAGGACATCTTCACTGAAATACTATGTCTCTATTCTCTATGAAGATGTTGTTCCAAACAAGGAGAAAGTAGATGTAAACAAGCCAAACTTGAAAGTCAAAGGTCTTGACATGTCATTGACGAACTTCTTCGTAGATGATGAAGGAAATAGCCCTCAATATGACAAGAACTATAGAAAAGCAGAGAAGAAGATTGCTTGGCTTCAGAACAAGATTTCAACGACGAAGAACAATTCGTTGAAGAATAAGTTGAGGTTGAGATTGGCAAGACTTCATGAACACATAGCCAACAAGCGCAAGGACTTCATGGAGAAAACCTCGACAAAACTGGTGAAGGAAAACGATGTCATAGTCATAGAAACCTTGTCGTTGAAGGACATGGCGAAGTTCAAGAAGTGGAAAGAAAGGCAAAACCTTTCTGACAAATCCAACCATGGCAAGTCTGTATATGACTTGGGTTGGTATGCCTTTGTTCAACGGTTGAAAACCAAGGCCGAAGAACAAGGCAAGATAGTGATGGAGGCAGACAAGTGGTTTGCCTCGTCAAAGACATGCAATATATGTGGATATGTCAACAAAGACTTGACTATATCCGACAGAACATGGCTATGTCCAAAGTGTGGCAAGGAACACAATCGTGACCAAAACGCTGCAATCAACTTGAAAAACCTATTTATCAATGTTGCTGAAAGCAACATCACCGAAGGAACTTCGGAAAGAGCTGATTGTTCATAATGTGAACCAATCGGAATCTCAATACATTTGTATTGAGAAGTTCAAAAAGACCTATACTGAGATTAATATAAATCCTTGTAGAGCTTGACCATGAACCCCTTGTCGCACTTGAACAAGGTTGGGTCTTCCTCTGCGCGTTGCGTCATCTTCACTCCAAGAAGCTCCTCTGCCTCCTCCATCTCCATTGTTGGAACGTGGACGACGCAATTTGGGCAATTCTCGAACGCGCCCTCCCCAACCTTCTCGATGGAAGATGGGAGAACCACTTGCTCCAACTTCACGTCGTTCTGGAAGCAATAGGCTGGAACCTCAACCACGCCGTCCATGAAGGTTACGGTCTTGAGTTCCTGGCAATTTGCGAACGCATAGTCTCCGATGAAGGTGACGTTTGGGGGGATTGTGGCAGCAGTCATTGCGGCGCAATTCTTGAACGCGCCCATTCCAATGTGCTGAACCGAAGAACCAAGTTCTGCAACCACCAACCCTGTGCAATTGAGGAACGCCTCGTCACCAAGGAAGGTCACGCCATTCAACCTCACTGTCGTGAGTTCTGGGCAATTCTCCAATGCGTTCTTTTCAATCTTGATGTCCTTTCCTTGGTCAGGAAACACCACGCAAATGAGATTCGGCAAGTCCTTGAAAGCATCGTGTTCAATCAACTGAACGTCGGATTGGACGATGATGGTCTTGGTCTCCTTTGGTGGGTGGTCTTCGCCCACGTATGTGAATACGTCTGACTTGTCCACGACTTCCTCTGGGTTCTCAACCTTCTCTGGCTCAATCTGGTTCCTTTCCTCGATGGATTCGAGCATCTTGAGGAACTCCTGCCTCGCCTCCACTGTCCCCTTGCGCCACGCGCTTTCGTTGAAACTCTTTCTGTTTGGAGCGCGGAGCATGTCGTACCTCGCCTGGAGGAAGTCCCTCTCCAGCGTCTTGTCCACGAACCTGCCACCCTTTATCTCGTCGGTGGAGTATGCTATTCCAAGAAATCCTGTTATCATGTCGATTACCTTCTTCGATGTGACTTTTTCAATAGTATTTACAATTCAGTAGCCAAAAGCCCAAGCACCTCGAAAAATGGTAAATACCGAAGTAGATGGAACAGCATAGCAAGATAACCCAACGACACCCCAGTACAGGTGCGAATCCAAGCGAACAAACCGCAGAGAACGCCCAAAAGGGAGTGCAGTCGAGCCACGTGTGGCGAATAGACGAGATGCTTTACAAGCTCGTCGAGAACAACGTCGCCTATGCTGGTGAGCAGTTTGGCGAGAACCTTCGGTTCAATGGCGAAACCCTCACGAACGTCCTCTACGACAACATCAAGAAGTTGCTTGGCGACAAGTTCGAGGCTGACGACTTCGCCAATTGGCTTGCTGACGAACTCATCAAGAATGGCTACATTCTGAAGCAATCTGCCCCTGAGCCCACCGAGAAGGAGACCCCAGAAGTAAAGGAGGAGATAGTCTATACCATCGACGAGAAGGACTATCAAGACCTCCTTGACAAGATACATGCAGCAATCACCTTGCTTCAGACTAACAAGGCAATAATCGAGGGCAGGCTATCAGAACTCGATGGTCAGGTGCAGGAGTTGGGCAACCCCATAGACACCCAAACCGAGCTCAAGGTCAGAAGGGACAAGGAGATTCAGGAACTGGTCGAGAGGATTCAGTCCAACCAGGAGAACATAGAGACCTACATAGAGAGCCACGAGCAGGTAAAGAGGGAGTTTGCGGAGAAGGTTCTTGGGCTTGACAAGAAGATTGACGAGTTCGCCAAAAGGCAAGGCGAACGCCAAGTCCAAGATGGAAAGCTTGCAATCAAGACCAAGGACATCTTGGACAGGGTTGGCAAGAATTGGCAACGCTCACAAGAGGAAACCAACAAGTTGCAGGAGAAGTTGGGCGAACTTGGCAAGAATAAGCAACCACCACCAAAGGTCGTTTCAACAGCAACCCCTGCACCCAAGAAGTCTGAGCAAAAGCCAAAGCCCAAGCCACTTGCGAAACCTGCGCCAAAGCCACCAGCGAAGCCATAGAAGAAAGGTGGGTCTGGGAAACTTGGCAAGTCCCTTCTCCCCGGAAAGAAGAAGGGCAAGGACTTCTTCGGCTCCAAGAAAAAGCCAAAGAAGCCATCTATTGTTCAGAGAATCAAGAAGAAGATTGGAGCTGGTGCAAGCAAGCTCAAGAAGAAGATTTCCAACTCGTTCATTGGCAAGGGATATCGGGCAATGGCAAAGGCCGTAAAGTTCGTGTTCGCTGTCGTGAAGGGCATTGCCAAGGCTGTGGTGAAGACTGCTGTTGCGGCTTGGAAGGTGACAAAGTTCGTCGCAAAGACCTTCTACAAGGCAGCGAAGTTCACCGGAAAGGTAGTGAAGGCAGTTGGCAAGGCTGCAATCACTGGCGTCAAGAAGTTCGTCAAACTCGCCAAGAAGGGTCCGAAGGCAGTGCTCCAAGCAGTGTTGTCCGTCGCCCCCGGAAAGCTCGTCGTGAAGATGGGCTGGAAAGCAATCAAGTTCATTGGCAAGAGCATTTGGAAGGGAATCAAGAAGTTGGCGTTCAAGGCGTTGTCGTTCTTCGGCAAGCTCTTTGGCATAATGGGCAAGTTTGTCAACAAGATTGGTCACTGGATTGGCATTCTCGCGCACGGACTTGTTGACAAGACCTACAGGTTCATCGTCAAGCCCATTGCGTCCTTGATGGTGACAGTGTTCAACTTCGTCACATCTGTGCTGATGTCCCCAATCCACTTCATCAAGTGGCTCATTCCTGCAGTGATAGACAAGGTTATGACCACCCTCTCGAACATAGCGCAAGCAGTGAAGGGTGTGTTGAAGTCAACCTGGAGTATAT